ATGACCCGCGAGGAAGGGGCAGATCAGTGGGAAGTGGTTGAGTTCCCTGCCATCCTGAACGACAAACCGCTATGGCCTGAGTTTTGGGGTATCGACGAGTTATTGGCTAAAAAAGCGTCGATGGATGTGCGGTACTGGCAAGCCCAGTACATGCAGCAGCCGACCTCGGAGGAAGGCGCTCTTATTAAAAGAGAGTGGTGGCAGATGTGGGACCGCGAGAATCCCCCGATGTGCGAGCACATTATTATGACGCTCGACGCTGCCCAAGAGAAAACTAACCGGTCGGACTACAACGCCCTGCTGACTTGGGGGGTCTTCAAGAACGAGGAGACCCAGAACTACAACATCATCCTGTTGAACGCGATCAAAGAGCGGCTGGAGTTCCCGGAGTTAAAGGCGCTTGTCCTTGAGCAGTACAAGGAGTGGAACCCGGACACGTTCATCGTGGAGAAGAAGTCCAACGGTGCGGCGCTGTATCAAGAGATGCGGCGTATGGGCGTACCGATTGCCGAGTTCACCCCCGGCAAGGGACAGGATAAAATATCAAGAGTTAATGCAGTCACTGATCTGTTCTCTTCCGGTATAGTCTGGGTACCTGACCGACGCTGGGCTTGGGAGGTAGTGGAGGAATGCAACGACTTCCCCTCCGGTACCCATGACGACTTGGTGGACGCCACCACCCTAGCCTTACTTCGATTCAGACAGGGGGGCTTTATTCAGCTTCCCAGTGACGAACCGGAACCGACCCGATGGTTTAAGAGCCATCGTCGTGAAGGATTTTATTAGTGAACTACGACTTAAGAAGTTACGTCAAGATTTATAACGGCTTTCTGAGCGAGTCGTTTAGCAACACTATTGTCTCGAAGCTGAAGTCAGTTGGCTGGGAACTTCACACTTACAACGTAAAAGGTCGTAGTTACTCGTTTGATAATGACCTGTCCATATCCTACCCAGACCTCCCCGAGCAGATGATCTTGAAGTTACAGATTTCGGATCTGCTAAAGCGTTACATCTTCGAGGACATGAAAGATCTTACTTGGTGGAAGACTTGGGATGGGTATTCAGAAGTAAGGTTTAACAAGTACGAGACCGGCACAGAGATGAAAACTCACTGTGACCACATCAAGACTTTGTTTGACGGTGGGGACAAAGGAGTTCCGATCCTTACCGTACTGGGCGGTCTCAACGATGACTACGAGGGTGGCGAATTAATAATGTGGGACGACTATGTGGTGCCGCTAAAAGCCGGTACGGTAATGGTTTTCCCGAGTAATTTCATGTACCCACATAAAGTTAACGTGGTAACTAAAGGCGTGCGATACAGCTACGTTTCGTGGGTTTGGTAACTAGAGGATATTACGATGGCCGTCGATAAAAGTTTGATGGAGGCTCCCCAAGGTATCGCGGTCCTTGCCGCTGAGATGGAGCCGATTGAGATCGAGATTGAGGTCGAAGGACTCTCTGACGAGGATGGTGCCGTCATTGAGATGTCTAAAGCCGAGCCTCGTGCCGATGAGTTCGATGCCAACCTTGCCGAGTACATGGGCGAGAACGAACTTCAGAACCTCGCTTCTGAATTGATCGGGCAGTACGAGCAAGATCTCTCCAGCCGCAAAGATTGGCTCGACACATATGTGAAGGGGCTAAAAATCCTCGGCATCCGCTACGAAGACCGTACTGAGCCGTGGCCGGGTGCGTGTGGTGTGTTCCACCCGTTGCTCATGGAGAGCGCGGTTAAGTTCCAGTCCGAGACGATCATGGAGACCTTCCCGGCGATGGGTCCGGTCAAGACCAAGATTGTGGGCAAGGAGACGGCAGAGAAGAAGGACGCTGCCATTCGTGTCGCTGATGACATGAACTTCCAGTTGACCGAGGTGATGAAGGAGTACCGCCCGGAACACGAGCGGATGTTGCTTTCGATGGCCTTGGCCGGTAACGCCTTTAAGAAGGTGTACTTTGACCCGAGCCTGAACCGTCAGACCGCTGTGTATATCCCGGCGGAAGATATCGTGGTTCCGTACGGTGCTGCGAACTTGGAGACGGCTGAGCGTGTTACGCACCGGATGCGTAAGACTAAGAATGAGTTAGCCAAGCTTCAGTACGCTGGGTTCTATCGTGATGTGGACTTGGGTGAACCGGTTCGCGTCATGGACGAGGTGGAGAAGCAGAAGGCAGAAGATCAGGGCTTCAGTGCAAGCATGGACGACAGGTTCCAGTTGCTTGAGATGCACGTAAACATTGATCTGCCGGGTTATCCGGATGTGGACGATGACAACCACGAGACCGGGATCGCTCTTCCCTACGTGGTGACGATTGAGAAGGGGACGGGAACCATTCTAGCCATTCGGCGGAATTGGAGAGAAGACGATGAACTCAAAGCCAAGCGACAGCACTTTGTCCATTACGGATATATCCCCGGATTTGGATTTTACTACTTCGGCCTTATTCACCTTATCGGGGGACACAGTAAAGCTGCAACGTCCTTGCTTCGACAACTGGTGGACGCCGGAACCCTCAGTAATCTCCCCGGAGGACTCAAATCTAGAGGACTTAGAATTAAAGGAGACGATACTCCAATCGCTCCGGGTGAGTGGCGAGACGTAGATATCCCAAGTGGTGCGGTGCGGGACAACATCCTGCCGCTTCCGTACAAGGAGCCGAGCCAAGTTTTGGCTTTGATGCTCGATAAGATTGTTGAAGAAGGACGCCGATTCGCTGCGGTGTCGGATCTCAAAGTCAGCGATATGTCGAGCCAAGCGCCGGTCGGTACCACACTAGCCATCTTGGAGCGCGTTCTGAAAGTGATGTCGGCTGTTCAGGCCCGCATCTACTACGCGATGAAGCAGGAGTTCAAACTGCTTGCTGCGATCATCCGAGACTACACACCGGAAGAATATTCATACGAGCCTGAGATTGGCAGTCGCCGTGCGAAGAAGGCTGACTACGACGATGTAGATGTCATCCCGGTAAGCGACCCGAACGCGGCAACGATGTCGCAGAAAGTGGTGCAGTACCAAGCCGTGATGCAGTTGGCTCAACAAGCCCCGCAGTTATACAACCTCCCGCTCCTGCATCGTCAGATGATCGAGGTGTTGGGTGTTAGGAATGCGGAGAAGTTGGTGCCGATGCCGGACGATCAGAAGCCACGCGATCCGGTCACGGAGAATATGGACGCAATGACGGGCAATCCGCTCAAGGCGTTTATGTACCAAGACCACGAAGCGCACATTCAGGTTCACATGGCGTTTGGCAGTGATCCGAAGATGGCTCAGCTTATTGGTCAAAACCCGATGGGGCAGCAGATCAATGCTGCACTCCAGTCGCACATCATGGAGCACTTGGCGTTCCAATACCGTCGAGAGATCGAGAAACAGCTTGGTGTGGCTCTGCCGCCCTTGCCGCAAGACGACAACGAAGAATACGACATGCCTCCAGAGTTGGAGATTCAGGTGTCGCAGATCAGCGCCGTTGCAGCGCAACGCCTCTTCCAGAAGGATCAGGCCGAGATGCAGGCGCAGCAGATTGCTCAGCAACAGCAAGATCCGCTTGTTCAGATGCAGATGATGGACCTCCAGATCAAGCAGATGGAGGCCGAGACAAAGAAGATGAAGGCGCAGATGGAGATGCAGGTAAAGCAGGAAGAACTCCGTCTCAAAGAGCAGAAAAACGTCATCGACGCAGCCGCAAAGGAAGACGAGCTTCGCCTACGCGAGGCCGAGATTTCTGGTCGGCAGCAGCTTGACGCAGCACGACTTGGTGCGGATATCGAGAAGCACAAGGCGCAAGAATCGAACCGGCAGCAGCTTGAGGGTACGAGACTCGGCGTTGAGATTGCGAAGGCACAAGATCAAGCCTCGCAGCGCAGCGTCAACCCGATGGCGACTAGTCCGAGATCGCGAAAGATTCCCAATCCGGGAGGTAAGTGAGGATAGGTAAATGGCCTATAGCAACGCTCTGGAATACCTTGAGAGCAAACTCAAGGAAGAGCGCACGTTGATAGTGGAAAGCCTAATCCAAGGCAAATTGGACGAGGGTGAGTACAAACGGTTGTGTGGTGCACTTCAGGGTCTTGACCTTGCAACCGGCTACATCAAAGACCTTGCAAAACGCTTGGAGCGCGACGATGAGTAATATCGACATTGAAAAGACGCAGGAGGAGGCAAAGAAAGCCTCTCAACTGCCAGACCCGAAAGGGTATCGAATCCTCTGTGCGGTTCCGCACGTAGAGGAGGAGTACGAAGGCGGCATCATTAAGGCCGAGGACACCAAGAGGACGGAAGAGATGACTACGGTTGTCTTGTTCGTCATCAAGATGGGCGACCTTTGCTACAAGGATAAGGACCGCTTTCCGACTGGCCCGTGGTGTAAGGAGGGTGACTTTGTGTTGACCCGCCCCTATGCCGGTACCCGGCTGGTCATCCACGGACGAGAGTTCCGCATCATCAACGACGACACGGTGGAAGCAGTAGTAGACGATCCCCGTGGCATCCGTCGCGTGTGAGGTAAAACATCATGGCTGTTGAACAAACCGAATTTAAGTTCCCGGACGAGGTTGCGGAGGCTGAACAAAAAGCTGAAGCAAATCAAAACGTTACGGACGATATTGAAGTAGAGATTGAAGACGATACCCCGCCAGAAGACCGGGGTCGTAAGCCGCTACCCAAGGAGGTAGTGAACGAGCTAGAGAACGACGACCTTGAAGACTACTCCGAAAAGGTTAAGAAGCGTCTCTCCCAGATGAAAAAGGTCTGGCACGACGAGCGTCGTGAGAAAGAGCGTGCCCTGCGAGAGCGAGAAGAGGCTCTTAAGTTTGCCCAGATCCGTGAGCAAGAGATTAAAACTCTTAAGCAGCGGCTTGGACACAACGAGCAGGCGTTTATTAAAGAGGCAGAAAAGTCGGCCAATAATGATTTGGTCACCGCCAAAGACAAGCTTAAGCAGGCTTATGAGGCTGGAGATGCGGAGCTAATTGCAAATGCTCAGGAAGCCCTGACAGACGCAAAGCTAAAACTCCAAAACCTGTCTCGTATAAAACCCTCTTTACAACGCGAAGACGAAAGAGTAGAACAGAATCAACAGGTAACGACACCCCAAGCTGCTCCTGCACCGCAGCCCGATCCAAGGGCTAAAGCGTGGCAAGAGAAAAACACTTGGTTTGGTGCTGACGAGGAGATGACCGCCCTCGCACTCGGCCTGCACGAAAAACTGGTCCGGAGCGGCGTAGACCCGAGCACAGACGAGTATTACCGCCGAGTCGATGAAACTATGAGGAAAAGATTCCCCGAGGCATTTGACGATGCCGAAGAGGATGAACAGCCTCAAACGAAGCAAGCCCAAAAGCCTGCTCGCACAAACAAGCCAGCTACTGTTGTGGCCCCAGTTACGCGGGGAACCGCGCCGCGTCAGGTCCGCCTGACACCGACTCAAGTTGCAATAGCCAAGAGACTTGGACTGAGCAATGAACAGTACGCACGTGAACTTATGAAACTGGAGAATGACAATGGCTGAGAATAGATTGGCTCGTGAAGTTGAAAATCGAGAGTCAGCGCAACGCAAAATGGCGTGGACTCCTCCTCAAACGCTCCCTGAACCAGAGCCGCAAGAGGGTTGGGTGTTCCGCTGGATCCGGACAAGTATTATGGGTCAAGCAGATCCATCTAATACGTCTGCAAAATTTCGGGAAGGTTGGGAGCCGGTTAAGGCTGCTGAACAACCCAAGCTGATGATGCAAGCTGATCCTAATGGTCGTTTTAAAGACAACATTGAGATCGGCGGATTGTTGCTCTGTAAGGCTCCGGCTGAACTGATGAAGCAGCGTGATGACTATTACGCCCGCCAAGCTCAGTCTCAGATGCAGTCTGTAGACAACAATTTTATGAGGCTGAACGATGAACGTATGCCGCTCTTTAACGAGAGAAAGACTACGGTCTCGTTTGGTAAAGGCAAATAACTTATTTTGGAGTAACAAATGGCTTATCCTTCCGTTAGCAAGCCGTATGGCTTGAAGCCGATCAATCTGATCGGTGGACAGGTGTTTGCCGGTGCGACTCGTCAGCGTCGTATTGCCTCTGGTGCGTCAAGCATCGGTTATGGCGACCCGCTGCAATTCGCTTCGGACGGCACTGTTGAAGTAACCACGGCCACGACGACGGCTCCTGTCACCGGTTTTGCCGGTGTCTTCTTGGGCTGCACGTTCGTGTCCTCTGTGACGGGTCAACCGACCTACTCGCAGTCTTGGATTTCGGGCACCTCGGTCAAGGCCAACACGTACATCGTTGCGTATGTGGCTGATGACCCGGATACCCTGTTCAAGGCTGTCGGTGTGACGGCTTCGCTTGTGGTTTCGACCACGGGCGGTTTCACGTATTCCAACATCAACAATAACGTTGCTCTTGTTGCGAATACGCTGGACACGACTTCGGGCGATTCTCAGCAGGGTCTCCTCGTGTCGTCGGCTAACACTACATCGTCGTTGCCGATCCGTATCGTTGATGTGGTTGAGGACACGGCGTTCGTTTCGAGCGGTACGGTCTACTACCCTGAAGTCATCGTCAAGTTCAACGCTGCATACGTTGACTCGGGCGTGATCACGGGCGGCCACGCTTATAACAACCCGGTCGGCCTGTAATAGGAGTTCTGAAACATGGCTATTTCACGTGCACAATTACTCAAGGAACTCCTGCCGGGCTTGAATGCCCTGTTTGGTCTTGAGTACAAGCAATATGGTGAGGAGCACAAGGAGATCTACGAAACTGAGACCTCCGAGCGTTCCTTTGAAGAAGAGACGAAGCTGAGCGGATTCTCCGCTGCCCCGGTCAAGGCCGAAGGCTCAGCCATTGCGTATGACAACGCGCAGGAAGCTTGGACGGCTCGTTACAACCACGAGACTATCGCTCTCGGCTTCTCCATCACGGAAGAAGCGGTTGAAGACAACCTGTACGACTCGCTCAGCAAGCGTTATACGAAGGCTCTTGCTCGCGCTATGGCGTACACGAAGCAAGTCAAGGCGGCGTCGGTCCTCAACAATGGCTTCTCCTCGTCCTACACGGGCGGTGACGGACAGCCGTTGTTCTCGGCCAACCACCCGCTTGTCTCGGGCGGTGTCAACAGCAACCGTTTGACGGCCTCGGATCTCAACGAAACTTCGTTGGAAGCTGCGGTTATTCAGATTGCTGGTTGGACCGACGAGCGTGGTCTCTTGATCGCGGCGAAGCCCAACAAGCTCATCGTGCCCCCGGCTTT